ATGATTGTTTTGCCTGCACCTGTGGCCACTTCTTGTATGCACTGTGGGTTGGCCAAGAAGTTGTTGATGATCTCCACTTGGTAGTCACGCAACATGATGGGTTCACCTGCTGCCGGGTGTGCTTTGGGCCATTTCACATGTTCAAAACTTGTTTCAGTCACTTGCTCAAAATTGAATGTGTTCGAATAGTCACGTTGATCATCTAGTTCAATGTCGTAGTCAAACTTTTCCAAGATGGGCATGATCTCTGGCAGCAGGTTCACATAAGTTGATCCACCTAGTTGGAAGTATGCTACCTTGCCATCCCACCGTCCTAAACGCACTGCCGGCAAATAACGTGCGGCAGGATTTTCATATTTAAATGCATTGACCAAGGCCTTGCGAACATCCAGGTCCAGACCTTCAATCTTGATGTTTACTTCGTCACGTATCTGTATGATGCATTGTTTCATTGTATGCTTACTTCACGCACAAGTTGTCGTGACCTTATTTGGGATATTAGTTGTTGTTGAGTTCCAGTGTATTCTAAATCTGCCACAGGAAATCGCAATGGTAGTGCTTGTACATTATACACATTTTCAATGCTGTGAGCAAGAAAAAATTCTTGATGTTGCTGAATGTATTGTTGCATGCTGGGTAGTTTTTGATTCAAGTCCCAATCATACAATGCCACATTGAAATCTGCGCTGTAGTGACCAAATGGCTTAAATGCACTATCACTTATGTATATATCATTGTCCTGCGCAAGGTCTTCCACAGTCTTGCCAATCTCACAGTAGTTGAGATATACTGTGCCAAACTTGACTTCAAGTTCTCCATAAGTTTTCATTGTGTCAACATCCAACTGTTGGGTCTTGGGCATACCAAACCAAGTGCAAACAAACCTTGGGCAAGGTGCAGCCATGGCTGCTTCGCATCTGTGTACTGCTAAATTTAAATTTGCTAATGATTGTCTAACTGTGTCAGGTGCTGAGTGCCAATATTCAGATGTTTGTTGATCTAGTAGACCGTGGTAGCGTTCAAATATATTGTGCAAATAATTGAGACTATCTTGTGTGTATTCAAACTCTCGATCAATAATTGGATCATGTGCATTGATTATGGCAATGCATTGTTGAATCATGTCAACTGCACGTTGTTGTTCTTGTTGAGCAGTGCCAAATCCGTAAAATCTATCTGGATTGTCCATGGTCCAGGCATGACGTTGATGCATACGTTCCAACCATAGTTCAGCTAACGGGGTTGATCTTATTTGAAAACGTAGTTCAAGATCATGGCTTAATTTGATTACAAGGTGCTGAGACATAGCACAGTATATACTCTTACAATGCACAAGTCAAAAAAACAGGCTCCGAAGAGCCTGTTATAAAAACCCGGGGCGGAGCCAACCAATCCCCGGGGTAAAACTCAATCAAGTAACAAAATAAGAAATGCTAATAAGAATGCAAAGCCAATGTGCCCTAAAAATATTAACAGTAGCACAATAAGCCAAGCCATGTCAGGCACTCTTCATGCATGTAGTCTCAGCCATGCGCTTCCAGTTGCCTTCAAAGCTCTTGCGCAAGTCTGCGATCTTCAATGCCATACGCAAGCTCATCTCACGCAGGCGATTTTGGTTTGCTTCCATGAACTCAACAATCTCGTCTTGCACACAGGGTTCAAAGTCATACTCTTGGAACAACACACCGTCCTTGGCAATCTGCTTGATACGCAACACTTTGTCACGCATGGTGTCAAGTGTCAAGTCAAGATAGTGACAGCGTGATTGCAATGCATCCAAGTGATCACGCAATTTTTGCGACTTCATGCCATCAAACTTCAAGTTGGTAATAAAAATTACACTACCTTTGAACTCGAAACGATCTGGAATGCCTTCGCGGCGCAGAGCACTGGATTCTGACAACCATGAAATGGTACGCTTCTTGCCGGAGTCCAATGCACCCTTCAGCAAGTTCAAGGCCACGTCGTCAAGCAAAATGCTGTCACAGTCATCAAACACCAACACACAGTTGTCGTCTGAGTATTTGTACAGGGTTTGGTACAAGCCAATGGGTGTTGCACTACCTTTGACAACTTCGGCACGGAGGCGCTTGCCTGCCAATTTGTCAAACAATGTGGCTTTTTCGATCTCTTGTTCCACGCCAAAAGATTTGCCAACTCCGGGAGGACCTGACACAATCATAGCACGGATGTCGCCGTTGACACAGGCCTTTGTCATCTCATGCAGGATGTCAAAACGCTCACGAATACGTGTCATGATTTGTTCTTCTGTCTCTGCTTCTGCTTGGGGGGCAACAAATGCCACTGTATTTTCTTTGCTCACTGCATCTCCATTGACATACTCGATGTCGCTAATGTTGTTGACTTTGATACGGATTGTGTCGGGGCAATTGGGAAATGCACCGTTGTTTTCTACTGTCACGAAATTGCCTTTAGCGCCAGATTGAAAGCCTGACACAAGATTGAAAGCGATATTGCGAACGGGTTTGTTGCGATACACACCTTTAATAACTCGAATTGCACTCATTGTTGGCTCCTTTGAAATGCGGTTGTTTACTGTTTATGTAGCTATTATAGCAAAAGACGGATTATTGGTCAACCGGGGCAAACAGTTCTTGCCCTTGTTGCATAAAAACAACAAACGCTTCCATTGTGCGCTCACTGTACATCATGCGACCATGTTGTTTGATGTCTTGCAGTGTTTCCAACAGGCCCATGCCCTGGAACTCTGCTTCTTTTTGTATTTGTTTGATTGCTGTGGTGATCTGCATTGCTGGCTCCTTTTTGCTTTGTATGCCATTATTATAGCATTTTGGGAATTATTGGTCAACCAAAAAGTACTACTACAAAAGTATTACTTTTTGAACTGTTCAAAGAAGCGGGTGTTGATAGCATCCATCTCTGCCTGCTCCACGTAGAAGTCAGTAGCGGGATCGTAGTACTGGCCCGCCTTGTTGTCATAATACAACACACGACCTGAGAAGTTGAACGGGCCTTCTAGTCCTTTGCGAGGGCCATACTTGTCACGCATGATGTCTATGGTGTCAACTACACGATATCCCATTGCTGGCTCCTTAAACAAGTTCCATTTCTTCAATTTCGTAGACTACATCTGCCCGGTCCTGGCCGTCTTCTTCCCAGCCCACCAGCAGTTCCTCTACCAGTGCCTCTGCCTGCTCGGGTGTGCTACATGCACCCATATTATAAAACTCATCTTCTCTATCGCCCCAACCTTGCACTTGCACGATATACACTTTGCTCATTGCTGACTCCTTTTTGCTTTTTATGTGACTAGTATAGCAGAATGGGAATTTCTGGTCAAGTACTACCAAAGTATTACATTATTGCCAGTGCATTGCTACCACAGGATCCTTCAGGCATTCGTGCGGTTTGGGCCGTCCGTGAAATACCAAGATGCTGGTCTCGTCGCCTACTATGGTGGGTGCGCCGGGCTTTTGAGGTTGGCGTCTCTTAAAATCATAACCACCTTCGCTGATTTGCCAACGCCAACTTTGCAATTGCTTTTGTTCAAAATGTCTGCGTTGATTGTGATCAATCACTGCACCAATGTAGTCTTGGTCACCTTGATATCGCCGTACAGTTTGCTGGATGTCTAATTTCACAAAGTCAGCCCATACATCAGCAAACTTGGTGACATTCCACCACATCACACTGCTGTTGATTCCTGAGTGTGTGGTTTTTTGTAGATATCTAAAATCTCGTATGGTCCAAAAGTAATCAGTGCTGAGTTGTGGTATCCAACTGATGCTATTAATAATCACACAATCAAGATCAAAGTACAACAGGTTGCCTGAGTGATGTTCAGGGTTGAACAACTGCATTTTGTACCACCAAGATCGTTTGGGTCCTGATATGCCGGGCCATTCACTCAAACAGTGTTTGATCATGTGTGGTGGCACTGATCTGTGTTCTTCAGTGTACACATGAAAACGTATGCCTTGGGGCAAGTGTCGTGTCAACATGTTGTACAGTTTGTCCACGTACTGCCAATCGTAGCCAGTGCCGTGTATAACACAAGCACAATCAATTATGTCATCAGTGCGGGCTCTATTCTTTTTAGCCATAGTCCTTCTCGTAGTTCTTGCACAGTGTATTCAGTATGGCATATCTTGGCCAACCATAGTTCTCTGTCTACTTCATAGGGTTGTTCAATGTCAGGATACCCAATTGCCACAGGATATGCCAGACTACTGTGTGCCACAATGGGCCTGCATCCTGCAATACCTGCTTGTATGCCTGGACCTGAGTTGTGATTCACAACTGCATGACAATTGAAGTGCATGTCAAAACTGTCGTAGGTGTTGGCCACAGGCCTTGCAACTTCCATTGTGGTATTAGCAGGCATGTATGGCATGCGCAGTGGGCTTCGTGGATGTGCTCGTATGCGTATGGGACGATCTGTTGAATTGCGCAGTTGTTGAACTTGCATCAATACCCACGATTCCATGCTGTCTATGCCGGCAACTTGCAAACTGTTCCGGTGCTGTGCGGCAATGATGATTTCTGGGGTTGAGTTGACTTGTGTTGCCAGGCTTATTTGCAATTTTCTAGGACGACTCATATCTAAATCGTGCTCGTGTCCATAGTAGCCATCTCGGGTGATATGGTTTACTGCCAGTTTCCAAGTCTGTCCGCGATACAACGCACCAATATCTATCACAATCACCGGTCGGTTCTGGCTGCGATAATGTTCATACACTGCTTGATTTGACTTCATTCTACCATGCCACAGTACTGACCAAATCACCGCGGCATCTGCAGTCATTGAGTTCTCTTGTGTTTGTATGCCCGCGGCTTGGCAACAATCCAAGAACGCACTCATCACAGGCTTGGAATTCAATGCACACTGGGCAGGAAAATAGGCTATGCTTTTGATCACTGTAAATACACTTATGAAATACAGTGTAGTTACCACGTTTAACGCCGACGGATACAACTCTTATGGTCGTCGTATGATCCAAACTTTTTTACAAACTTGGCCAAAAGAAGTTGACTTAGTGGTATACGCCGAAAATTGCACAGTGCTTCAGTCTGCGCCAAATTTGACAATTTGTGATCTAGAACAATGCAGCAGTGAGTTGAGAGAGTTCAAAAACAAGTGGCGCGGTGTGCCCCGAGCCAATGGTGATATATCAGCAGATCCAGTGCGAAGCCGCAGAAGAGATGCTGCCAAACCATTCAAATGGGATGCAGTGCGTTTTGCTCACAAAGTATACAGCATATTCCACTGTGCAAAAAACACCACAGCAGATGTGATGATTTGGATGGATGCTGATACTATTTGTCATAGCCCAATTACCATGCAAGACATTCAAAAATTAATTCCTGCTGACAAAGACCTGTGTTTCCTTGGAAGAAAAGGAAAATTCAGTGAGTGTGGATTGTATGCTATGAATTTGCGTTCAGAGGCTGTGCAAGTGTTCTTAAAAAGATTTCAATCCATGTATGATGACGCAGAAAATGGAATTTTCCAACAAGATGAATGGCACGACAGTTTTATTTTTGATGTTGCTCGTCGGCACACTGTTTTGAAAGAACTTGACTGGAGCAGTCATTTAATCACAGGTGAAGGACACCCCTTGATCAATTCTGCATGGGGTGCGTACTTGGATCATCTAAAAGGTTCACGTAAAAAAACTGGACGCAGTCTTGCTACTGACTTGAAAATCAAGAGAACCGAAGCATACTGGCAATGAACTGGATCTACCTCAGCAAAAACGGTGATGACGAATACATTGACATGTATGCACATGGCCTAGGCAAACAGAGCACACCACTTGAGTCATGGCGCTATGAGGACAGTGTTGATCCAATCATGCTACGTGGCATAATGAAGCACAAGATCATCAAACAATGCTGGGCAGATCACAGACCATTTAGATACATGGACTCAGGATATCTGGGCAATCGTCCCAGTTTTAACAATCCTCATGGTTGGAAGATATGGCATCGCATAGTGCCCAACAACTTGCAACATGATCAAGTAATTCCTCGTCCAAGTGATCGGTGGAATCGACTAGGGCTAGAGGTGGCCAATCGTCGTTGTGGCAACACAATATTGATTGTTGCACCCGATGAAAAGCCTTGCAAATTTTACGACATTGAATTAGATACCTGGCTGAAACAAACAATTGACACTATCAAACAACACACAGACAGGCCCATTGTTGTTCGTGATCGCAGCCGGAGTCGTACTGATAGAAAAACAAATCGTGTGGAAAAAGCCCTGGATGATGTGCATGCTGTGGTAACATTCAATTCAATTGCTGGCACAGAAGCCATACTAGCAGGTGTGCCTGTGTTTGCACTAGCACCATCAAACGCTGCTAGACCTGTGAGCAATACAGATCTAACCCGGATAGACAATCCATGGTGGCCTGATCGTGACCAGTTGTTGGCGTGGGCGTATCATTTGGCCTACGCTCAGTTTCACATAGACGAATTCCGAAACGGCACAGCTGAACGTATAATTAAACAAACTGAGGAGATACTAAATGGTTGAGCATTATGGATGGAAATTCCCGGACTTTGAAACACACCTACCGCGAATGTTGAAAAAAAGTGTGGACAAAGGTCTTCCAGCCGAATATCAAGTTGCAGTGCGACGCCGAAGTATCGAACTGTGTAAAAATCGAACACTGGCACTGGATATTGGTGCCAATGTGGGCTTGTGGAGTCGTGACTTTGTTGGCAGTTTCAAACGTGTGATAGCATTTGAGCCAGTGGCCTTGTTTAGAGAATGTCTGGAACACAATGTGCAAGGCAAGAACTTTGAAGTTCAACCAATTGCTCTGGGTGATCAAGACACACAAGGAACCATGATCATCACTGAGGACAATTCGGGGCACAGCCACCTAGACCCTGCTACCATGGGCACAGGCAATGTACAAGTTGTTCGATTGGATACACTGAATTTTCATGATGTCAGTTATATCAAAATTGACTGCGAAGGATATGAGTATCGAATCTTGCAAGGCGCAGAACAAACCATTCGCCGCTGTCGACCTGTGGTGGTAATAGAACAAAAACCACACGATGCATACAGCAAGCAATACGGACAGTTTGCGGCAGTGGCGCTGTTGCAAGAATGGGGCATGATCAAACTAGATCAAGTGCGTGACGATTGGATCATGGGATGGCGATGAGTCCTTGTCAAGATGTACCCTATGAGTGTACCGATAAGTATGAATTTGTAGAAACAATTTACCGATGAAATCATATATCATTACCATGCTGGGGCATGAACTATCAGAACAATTATCAGCCCAGTGCAGAGAACAAGCAGCCCGGGTTGGAGTCAACGTAGAAATATTTCAAGCCATATGGGGGCGAGACTACGAACAACATCTGAAAAAACTCAACATCCGACTGGGCAAACAAAAATTAACCAAAATGACCCTGGGACACTATGGTAATTTTTTAAGCCATTATTATCTATGGCAGCAGTGTGTGCGAGATCAGGAGCCGTATCTTGTGTTGGAACACGATGGCTGGCTTATGCGACCAATTCCCAACAACATCATGAATCAATTTGATGATCTTTGCAAATTGGATTGTTTTAGCCCGTGGATGAAACAAGATGGCGGTTATGATGTTGTGGTGGATCGAGATCAGACATCTCCGGTCACAGTCCACTCAATTCTGGATATTCCAAAAATTACTGGATACAGTGATCCGCTGAGATTTAAAAAACAAGCTGGATGTTACAGCTCAGGAGTGTATGCTTACATCATCAAACCACGTGGTGCAAAGAAGTTGATTGACCACATACGAGAAAATGGATTCTTGGCCACTGACAATCAAGTCAACACCAATGTGATGAATGTCAAGGTATGTATACCATCAGTGGCTAGATTACATCCAGTTATGAAAAGTCGTGAGATCATTGGACAGATGTCAACATCAAGACACAGTCCAAATCCACACACAGGAAAAGGTATGGAAAATGCAGAACAAAAATAAACACATCGCACTGACACAAAAATTCAGCACCTGGGGCGACAAGTTGTTGCAACACACTGATGTGTTGTACAGTATCCAGCACGATAAAAAATTCAAGCCCATCACCATCCAATTGTCACCGTGTGAAGTTTGCAGCAGTGGATGCCCATTTTGCAGTGTGGCTGAACGTCCGCTAAAGTCATACTTGCCATTTGAAAAAATCAAACAAGTGTTGCGTGACTTCCGAACACTGGGTGCCAAAAGTGTGGAAATCACCGGTGGTGGTGAACCCCTGATTTATCGTGACAAGGACACCAAGGATGACATCAACAGCATAGTTGAGTATGCGCATGAACTGGGATACGATATTGGTATCATTACCAACACGCTGAAACTGTCAAGACTCAAACCAGAAAACTATGACAAAATTAATTGGATACGAGTCAGTTTGATCAAACTAGACGAAGGGTACGAGCCAGAAGATTTTGATTTCTGCGGCTTCCCTCCAGAAAAAATGGGCTTGTCATACATCATATACGAAGGTGATACTGGCACAGGCAACAGATTAGACAAACCCTACCGGCCCACAGACGTTGACACCATTCGACGCATTGCTCGAGTGTTAGAATTGCATCCTGAACTTAAATTTGTTAGGATAGCAGGTAACTGTTTGATCAAGGGCAACAATGCGCAAATTAGAACTCAGTTCAAACAAGTGATTGATGAGATTGATACCATGAACAAAATCTTTATCAAAGATATTGGCGAAGACGATTCTCCGTTTGAAGATGGTTGCTATGTGGGCATGATACGTCCGTATGTGGCTCCTGATCCACACGGCAATGGAAAATATCAAGTGTACATTTGTACCAGTCATGTGCTGAACAAACAAAACTATGACTTGGATTATTCACTGTGTGATGTAGACAACATTATCCCCACATGGCAACAACTCAGTGACAACTATGCTGCCAAAGGTTATCCATACGAAGTAAAAAACAACTGCGGACAAAATTGGACTGACAGTTGCAAGTATTGTTACTACAAATTCAACAACAAAATTTTACATACTGTGGCACAAGAAATGCCAGATAGGAATTTTCCATGACACAGGTATTTGATGAACAGTACTATCGTTCCAACAACTATGTTGACTATCTCAGCAAACGTGAACGATATGTAAAGACTGCAGAAGAAATACAACAAGTGTTTCATAAATTCAGTGTGATCGATCCGGAGTCGACTATCTTGGATTATGGATGTAGTCTGGGATTTTTGATCAAAGGATTTGAAAAGGTTGGATTTAAGAACGTGTGTGGTTATGATATCTCAGACTGGGCTGTGGAGCAGGCAAGAAAAAACGGTTGTAACATATTGAATCATGCGCTAGGCACATTTGATCTGGGTATTTTCTTAGACGTACTTGAGCACATGACTGATCAGCAAATTGCCGAATTGTTTGCTGGACTCAAACTTGATAAAGTTTTGGTTAGAATACCATGTGCTGTTGCTGAACAACCTGATGAATTTTATTTAGAAGTATCACGTCGTGATGTCACACACATCAACTGCAAAACAGATCAAGACTGGATAGAGGTGTTCCGAGGCCTGGGATATCACAACTGTTTTCGTCTCAACATGTCTACCATATACGACTCGCCTGGGTGCTTTTGTTGTTTGTTTATTTGATATAAGGCAAAAACTTTTGATAGATACGGCCTGCACGAGCATCCGCATCGCTCCAGTGTGCGGCTGCTAAGTCATAAATCCACTGTTCTCTAGCAAATGTTTCTGGAGTCTCAATTTTATTGATATCTTTGTTGGCCACTGTCCAGGCCACACAACTGGCGTCATCTGCAAACACTGGAACACCTTCACACACTGCTGCCACGCTGGCACTACTGTTGAAGAACACTGCTGAATGTGCTCCTTGCAAGTTGTCAATCAGTCGACTTTGAGTAGGTTCGAGAATGGTAACACAATGCTTGATTTGTTTTTTATCAGTCCAGTGTTCAAAGTCTTTCATGTCGTACTGTCCTGGGTGCGGTCTAACCCAAATAGGACGAGCAGTAATTGATCTTATCTGTTGTATTTTTTCATTCAACCAAGTCACTGGGTCCAAGGTTTTCATTGCAAAACCACCATCTCGTTGCATACCAATCAAGATGTGTCCTGTTTGATTTGACTTTGCTGGTTTTAATTGTACGCCCAATTGTCGGCTGATTTCTGACCATTTTGAGTCATCGCTGTTGCGGTTGGCATATTCAGCACGATCGTAAAATGGACCGTCAAGACTGTACCTCAAGTAACTGCCATGATTGTCAAGATACTTCCAGCATGACGCATCTATGCACATGGTCTGAAATCCCAATCTACGTTGTTCAGCAATAATTTGTTTGCGCAACACAATGTTGCGACCACCGGTGTTTGTGGTGGCCCATCCCAGTATCACAGCCAAGCGGCTGGGAGTATACCGGTGTTCCCATTCTGTCACAACTGAGGCACCTGAGGCACGTACACCTTGAGCAAAACTTTCTAAACACTCAATTTTTCTTGTGTGTTTTCGGGCATTGGCCACACTGCTGATGTAAACTACTACATCAACCACCTTGCAATATTCTCCATGCTGTACCATCGCGCATTTCTGTTTCAGTGAATTGACAATAAGCCATGTGGTTGGCCCAGGCTCTAATCTCGTCCAGTCCGGGACGTCGGATTTTTTCTATTTCTGAGATTGCGGTGCTACACAGTGAGGCTGCGGCGTTAGGGCCAAGTGTGATGGCCGGCTTTCCAAACAATATGGCTTCTCCGGCTGCAATACTGGAATAAGTTATCAAGCAATAGATGTCCTGGCTTAGAGCCATTTCTATAGTATCTGTATTGACTCTAGTACTGCGTCCTTGTTTGCGTCGAATTACAACTTCTCGATCTGTGTAAGCACTGATTTCTGCCAGTGTTTGAGCCAACCAAGTTTCAAGATCTATCTCATACAAATTCAACAATTTCTGACTGGGCGGTGCCAACAAAATTTTACTGCCAGTTGCACGGACTTTGCTGAGTTGAATTCCTGTGCGTTCAAATCTATCTCCAGGACGTTCGATAACTGGTCCAAAATTTTGAACATCATTTTTTGTGATTCTATGATAGAGTTTTTTCTTACCGTTGCCAAAATATCCTGTATCAATATAATAAAAGTCTTTGCCTCGGGCACGGCATGCATTCATTTCTTTGCGTTTGGTGATTCCTCGCAACACTATTGGGGTAGGTGTTGTTTCGGTTTTAGTCCAGGTGGTTATTTGTCCACCGCACCCACGCACAAAACTTTCTAATATGGGATCGTACATATAACCTTTTCTTTCGTATCTGTATTCGCTTTCAATGGCATGCACAGCCGATGTGTCTAATGCACGAATCTTTTCAGTCAACGCAGACAAACTCATGCCATAGTAGTCTCCGGCTGGATCTACTCGATATTTTACAATGTCATAAACTATATCTTGAATTTCTGGCAATAACAAATCAAATTCATGTGGTGCTGGTGGCGCTGGTGGAATATATGGTGTTCTATCTTCTTGTTCCCATTCATTCATGTTATATTCTCTGCTGACAATAGTCGGTTAATAATCTTTCCTTGTGCCAGTCTTCGGCAAAGTTGCCAGCATCAGCAAACTCATGAAAGCATGGTGTGCCCAAGGTATAGTGTACTAATTTTGCAAGTGGGTTCCACTCGTACTCAACATCCAGCCAGTTCCACTCTGGCGGTAGTTCACCAATGCGAGCATCTTCTAACCAGGTGAATCTATGCAGTTCAGCACCTGTTGATTTTTGCACAAATTCAGGTGTTAGTTTGCGATTGGGAAAACTGTTGCAGTTCCACAAGATCACACTGCTCCAGTTCTTGCGAGGATAGTCTTCGTTCTTGCTGCCAAGATACTTTTCAGTCATGCGTGTTTTGTAGTCGTGTTTTACAACCATGACATCGTTGAAAGGACTTTGCAGATTCCATAGTTCTACAATGTCTCCACGCAGGATCATGTCACCATCAATGAATATAGCCCAGCCTGAGTAGTCCATCAAGTGTGGTACAAGGAAACGGCTGTAGATAAATTGATTGCTGCCGTCGGTGTGTGTTTCGTTGTAGTCTCGAAACAAATTCAAGGCCACAGGGATTATGGCCACTGGTTGACTAGCGTGTCTAATAATTGAATTCACGCATGTATGGTATGCTATGGCTTCTCGTGGATCGTATCCCACAAACACAGGAATTGGTTTCATTTTTTACGTTCTATGTCATCTTCAACACAGCGTTCACCGTATTGTATTTCAATCAACTTCAAAGGTCGGTCGGTTTCGTTACACAGTTGATGCCATTCATTTGTTTTGATAAATGTATGCTCATGCGCAGTTAATTGACATTTGATTTCTTGATCGGTTGAAGCCTCGTCTAGTGTATACACTGTGGCTTCGCCTTCGGCCACAAACCAAAATTCTGCACGTTGATCATGGCGTTGCATGCTCAAACATGTTTTAGGCATCACAGTGAGTTCTTTGAGTTTGGTGTTGGCACCTACTTCGTGCAACACACGATAGTATCCCCAGGCACGATCAGTCTTGGGTGTTTTCCATTCAGTAAGAATCCATGAACTTGAATTCATTTTGTTTTCGCCACCCACACCAAATTCAAAGTCCACATCGTCAAATATCATTTCGGGTATGTTGTCTGCTGTGCGATCACCACCATTGGCAAAGACAAATCGAGTTCGGGGCACAGTGTAATGTGTACGAGCAACACGTATGGCATCTATTGCTGTGTTGTCTGCGTCATCAAACTCAATCACACGATCCACCATGTTTAAGTTTTCGATAATGGCTCTGCGTTCGCTCATGGGCATAAACGGTCGACCTTTTTTGCGTGTGAGCCAAGCATCAGAGTTGAGCCCAACTACCAATCTATTGCCCAGTCGCTTTGCTGCTTCAAAGTAGGCAATGTGTCCGGAATGCAGTGGGTCAAACCCACCAGTGACAATTACGATTTTCATGCGGGTATTTATAGGCGCAGATAACTCAGATCAGCTTTATTTCAACTGTGCTGCGTTTTTTACTGTAAGCTGATACCACATCCACTATTTCAAACCCGTCTATTCCCACATAATTGCCCACTGTACCTTTGGTGCGTATGTCCAATATAATACGTGTGTTTTCGTGTGAATGTCGACGCATGAGATCTATGTAAGTTTTTACAGGGTAGTGATGCCCGCAACTGAGCCATGATGTTATCACGTCAAATTTCACATGTTCAGGTAGGTTGATGTTGTTGGCATTGATCAAATGATAATTTTTTGTGCCAAGTTCTTGAAGTTTTGCATCCAAAAAATCAAAACTGTGATAAAAGTACAAAGCATCAGCAGTTGTGTTCCAATTACCATAAGACGCTGATTCGGACTTGCTGGTATTTTGTTGTTGGTCACCATCCAGCAACCATAACTCTGTGCCGTACTTTTCTCCAAACCAACGAGATTCCCAGGCAAAACCACATCCTATGTCCAGCAACTTACCAACGGGTTGAGACAAGTATGCATCAACGGTTTCAAAGTTTTCTCGTCGTTTGGCAATGTATTTGTCTGTGGTCCATTTTCTAGCCCACTGTGCTGAGTCATCAGCACCTTTGTCTGGATTGTCTATGTATGAATTCATAGTGTTATATATGATGTATGCACCAACCACCAGAATGCTACCCAGGCTTCAAAAAAGAACAGCAACAAAAAGATTTCCATTTCTTCTAAGTCTCGTTGCCAGCGTTGCTCGTCAGTCATGTTAGACTGTGATGTCTTCCATGCCTGCGGTGCGCAGGCGTACCACGTGACCCATTTGCCACTGCTTGGTGTCCAGGCCCTTCATGATGCCCAACCACCGGTTGCGTAGCAATGCTACTTCATTGATGATGGTTTCAAAGTCCACAACTTCTTCTTCGCCATCCACATACTTTTCAGCATCACGTGCTGTGAGCGCACGGGCATAGCCTTCCAAATACTTCTTGAAGTGCCGGGTTCGAATTTTGCGCAGTTGAATATTGAGAAAGTTCAACACAGCTTCAATCTCTTGTAGCTGGTTGAATCTGTGTTCGGTTATACCTGGTAGTGCAGTGATATTCTTTTCTACCAGTCCACCAATCTTGCAGTCACGCTTAGCATCCGTGAGTTCTGACTCAAAGTGTGCAATGAAGTCAGGGATGTTACCAAGGTCTGCTACAACTCGACTATACCACATGTTCTAATTCCTTTGCCAACCAAGGAAAAGTGTTGAGCCAATCAGATCCTCTTCGCCTATCATTTTCATCAAGAAAAGTTTTTAATTTTAACATTTCAACTGGGTTTGGCTGTGATTGTCTATAGTTAGATGCTATTCCCTGCATGTAAGTCTTTGCATTTAAATCGTCATTCCTATTTTCAGACATGGCTAACAAAATGTTATTAAAATCTTTATCAAATACTTGATTGCCTAATATATTAGGAATCAGATAACTAGGTTCAGTCACTGCTTGAAAGTAATGTCCTACTTTGTGTTTTAGTCTCCATACTTTTAGTTTTTCAATTAACTCAGGCATGGTTTTGAGCGTGAGCAAGGTAATGGTTGACTGTATGTTAAGAGTCAACCAGGGTTCCTGTAACAATCTTTCAAAATTCAAAATCCATTTATCTATGCTTATTCCATACCTGGCATATTCTTGTTCTGCACCAACACAGTCAATGCTACACAATAATTCAACACGTTTGAGTTTCCGAACCTTGACTAAATTTTTAAATCGTTGTACTATTCGGTCTAGTTTTTCTGGAATAATCATTAAATTGGTTATCACGACGAATTCCAAATTGGGATGATTGGTTGATTCAAAATAATCCAAACAAGTTTCAAACTCAGGTTGATAAAATCCTTCGCCACCGGCCAGGTGAAATCTTACCAGTCCTGAAGAGTGGTTATGCATCCATATCCAAAATTGTTTGAGCATTTCTTTGTAATTTACATCAATGTCGACACTTTTAAGTACCATACCATTTTTTTCAAATGTTCCAAACTTTTTGTATTCTTGATTTATTTTTGAACTGTATTCTGGGCGACAATATACGCAAGCTAAATTGCATTGATTGTTGAAAAAAACTTCAAGGATTGTTGGTTGCACTATCACAGCCGTGGAATCTGATTCTAATTCAATAGGAGATTGATTAGGCATGGTAAGATGTAATATCCTGTCACTCGATCCTCCTGATTCCTCTATTTTACGGCAATAGCCGCAACTTTGTTCCGGCCAAAGTCCCTGGAGCATTCGTTGTCGTTCTTGTTGTTTCTTTTCAGTGTTATGAAAAGTATCAAATGTCTCTGGTGTTATTTTTCCGTCACCAGTTCGATGACAACTAGCAGTATCTCCAGTATAAAGATAAAGACTACTCCAATTCCATTTCAACTGACACGCTGTGGCAGTTTTAATAGGAAAATATTTTTTCATTAATAGTCATCTTCTTGATTGTAGTTGTCCTCGTCATCAAACTCTTCTTCTTCCTCTTCCGCATAGTCCTTGTCATTGTCCAGGTATGCAGTTAGAGCTTTTTTGATGTCTGAATCGCCTTTGAAGGCTTCCCGAATTTCTTCAACGTCGTGGTCATGATCAATCAGGATAGACACAATGCTTTCAGCAGCATCTATACGATCTACCACGTTGACATATCTTTTTAGTTCGCCCCAAATTTCGCTTGCTACTTCTGCTGACATTTTATTCCTCCGTTGCGTCGGCTGTACTTACCTCAGTTTTGATGTTCTTGAAGTCAATCATGACCTTGTCCAAGCAACCATCATCATTCTTTTCCCATGCTTTGCGGAACTTCTTGATAACTTCGCCCTCGCTGGTGGTAAACACCAAGCTGTTGCCTTCACGCTTGAGCATCTCTTTTTTCTCAATCAAGTCCACTAGGCCACTGTAAGGACTCATACCTGTTGTGTAAGGAATCTTGACCTGCACACCTTCAAACGGTTTGGCATAGCGTGTTTTCATAACTTTACAGCCTGCACGAATGCCATTGACGTCACTCACCTTGTTGCCGTCCTCGTCCTCTTTCAGCTTCATCTTCTTCATGGCCACCACAATTGAACTGGCGTAAATGAAACCTTGGCCGCCGGAGATCTTGTCATCAGGATCAAACATGTCCTGACTTGCGTATGTGTGATTGGTACAAACCAAGCCCACGTTGTAACTACCAAACATGTTCACACAGTTGCGCACCAAGGCAGTGAGCGCTTTGGGTTTACGACCCAGATCACCCTTCATTTCACCTGCGTCAAACTGGTTGACGTCAGTAGGAGTCAACAACATGCCCAAACTGTCAATAACAAACATGACTTTGGGACGTTCGCCTTCGGGCAATGCCTTGTAGTCGCTCATGAATGTACTAATGGTCTTTGCCACATCGTCAATCATGGCCATACTCAACTTCAGCAGTTTGCTTTCACTTGTGTCTACACCCAAGGCTTTGAGCCAGTCTTCGTCTAGTGCGTTTTCACTGTCAATCAACACCACAAAGATACCTTGTTCTTGTGCGTTCTTCACAATGTTGCCTGAACAAATGTAACTCTTGCCTGCGCCCGAGTCGCCAGCAAACACTGTGACCTTACCTAGCGGAATGCCACGATTGAAGTCTCCCGAGATCAAATAGTTCAATGCATAGTTGCCTGTGCTGATCCAGTCTGTGGGATCGTTAAAGCCGATGCTGAGCCCATCAATGCTTTTTGTGATTTCCTTGCGGAACTTGCTTACGTCAAATGGTTTTCCCATGTCTGTCCTTTAAAATTTAATACTTGCTCGATTGTTATTTCGAGAATTTCTAAATAAAACTTTTCTGTACTCAAATAAGTTTTTTGAAATGTCTACAATATTAGCAACAGGCAATTGATCAGTAATCAGTGGCACACCATGTGTGTTTGCCCATGCTATTGCTTCCTTGCTGTAAGGAATAGTTTGAGGTTTTTGTAAATTTAACTGAAACGAAAATTCCAACTGTTCATAATTGTAGTGATCAGGATATGTTAAATTATCATCAAAGAATTCAAACTTATTGTAATATTGTCGCCCAACATACGTGTATCCAAAACTAAAATTTGTCACATTACTATTTGATATTATACTATCAATAAATGGATTGTCAAATATATCCCATTTTTTATCTGCACTAAACTCTAAATTTTGTTTATTGAACGCAGATTCTAAGCGGTGAACTCCTAAATTTACTTCCTCGTACGGATATATGTATCCCAGCTTCTCCATTGCTGGAGCAGTTTTAACAATTCGAATCTCATCTGGATACAGTTCATGCAATTGATTACCTAGCTTGGCTTGATTTGAATTTGCGTTGTATCTAAGTGCGTCAATGTCAACTTCACTGTATTGAGAAAACACCCAGTCTGAATGAGTCTTGTTTAGAAAATTTTGATCTAGATATTGTTCTAAATCAGTGTGTTGATCAAACGATTTACCAATTAACTGATACAGCACTTCGTTGGTTTTTGATATTGCCCAATGTAGGTGTGTAATTTTTGTATCAAGTTCAGCAAACAATGTTTGATTGTTTGAAAAACTGTTCTGATGTTTCTGATTTGCTTGATCTACAAAAAATTCAAAAAGCTCATGATTAGACACAACCTCAAATGGTAAACAATCGCCTGAGTTATCAAATACTAGAGAAAATTTCATTAGTGTCAATTGAGATGGATCTGAGTTTCCCCAGATCCATGTACTATCACTTGGCTTGACGGCTACGGATCATGGCCAGGATGTCCTGGGCATTTTGTCCGCTGGCTGCAGGCTTGGCCACAGGGGCTGATGCTGCAGGAACATCGTCCTCGTCAAAGTCACTTGCTGGCGCAGGTGCTGCCACTTTGAGTGCAGGCTTGGCTGCTGGTACTTCGTGTGCGTCTCCATGACCGTCTACAGCATGTGTGCTGCCTCCCGGTGCTTGTACACCAGCAGGACGGAAGTACTGACCCCAGCGGTCTGTGTCGTATGGTTGTCCATCCACACTGGCCTCAAACATCTCTTTGATGACCTTGAGTTCAACATCGCCAGGTTTCTTGGGCAGGAATGTGCTCAAGTCAAACAAACCATGTGTGGCAATTGCCGCTTGTTCTGCTTCGGTCAGTGCAGACTCTTTACGTGCCCACTTGCTTGTTGAGTAATCAGCAAAGCCACCTTTGGCAGTTTTACTGACTCGGAAGTCCAAGCCACGCAGGGTGTCTGTGGGCATTTCTTCCAGCTCAGGATCCATCAGCGCACCCTTAATGGTGGCAAAGATTTGTGGTCCGATGATGAAACGTCGGATGGGATTTTCTGGAGTCTTGTCTTCGCTCAGTGGGTTCTCACGCACAAAGCCTTGAAAGATGTAACTGCGTTTCTTCCAGTACTTGCGACCCATTTCTTCAAGGCTCTTGTCCTTGAACCAGGTGCGTACTTCTGCTAGGATAGGACAGGCTTCGCCCCACATTTCCACACAAGGTACTTGTACGTACACTTGTTTGGAATCCATCTCGCCTTTGATGCCAGCAAAAGGCAAACGAATCATTGCTCGTTCTTGCCAGAAAAATGTGTTTTTTGTATTTGCATCGGGAAGGAATCGCAGTGTTGTACTTTGTCCTTCTTCCATGTTCCAATGTGGATAAATTGAATTGTCTCCACCGGTGGATTGCCCACCTTTGTTGCCCTCTGCTGCCTGTAGTCTTGCTCTGATTTCTGCTAATGATGCCATAGTTTTTTCTCCTTAGTAAGTTGCCTATGTTATGTTGCCTATCTAAATGTTTAGATCTCTGTTGCCTGTGACACAAACAAAAAAGCGCAAACACTGTAGTAGTATATGCGCTTTTTGTCTACGTGTCAAGTGTATTTATGTCATCTGAGCAAAGCCAGTGATTTTATTCTTGCCAGAAGTGCATCGCCTTCTTGTGATCGGGTTTCTTTGCCTTCGTAGTATGCACCGGTCATAGCGGCATTGTAGTTGATTGGATCGTCTGTGCCTTCGCCCATGCTGTAAGGCATGCCTACTGCACCACCGTCTTCATCGACTCCAGTGTCAGCTGGACCTAGATCAGTGCCTTGAATATCACTGCGTGGCAGTGGTTTCGACACTGGTCGCTTGATGTTTGGAACTGCGGCCCTGTACGCTTTTCCAGCTGCGGCGTGGTCACGTGTGCCTGGAATAAAACCAACTGATGTCATTCTATCATCAATCTGGGCTTGAGACATTCCTCGAGGATTTAGTTTGGGTGGCAATCCAAATGGGCGATCTGCTACGCTTTTGGTGGGTGTTGTATCTGGACGGTATTTCAAACCAGATGGTGCGGTTTGCTGTTGCGCGGTGCCGTCAGTACGCTGGCTGGCGGTTTTACCATCTTCATACATGCCTTCACATGTGGCCAGGCCGTGTTCGGGGCAGTAAGAACCTTCCATGGTCATGTTGCAACTACCTTCGCTCACAGGCATGATCATTGGTGAGATAAGATTTTCATTGATGCCGAGATCCTCAGCAAAACGGTCGCTGATCCATTCATGAGGATCACCTGTGCGAGCCTTCTTTGTACCATAAGGCATGTCATCAAAATAATAGTCATACAGCACATCATACAATGCATCACTCATGTTGCCAGTTTGGGCAAAGTCTTTGACGTCACGTTTGAATGTGTTTTGGATGTGATCTAGTGTGCTGCCAGTTGAATCTGTGAGCACACCTTCTTTGATGGGCACACCAGCGTACTTCAGCATTTCAGCCAATTCACGATCTTCCACAAATGTACTCATGTTGTCGCCTTCTGCCATGCCTTGTGGTTGCTGTGCTGCTTGGTACAATTGAGGGTACGCTTTTCTAATATCAGTGATGGCATCTTTTATAGTTCTGCCAGTTCGGTCTCCGGCTTCACGCCCAAGCATATGACGATTCTGCCTGACATAGGTCAAAATATTTCTAATAGTATTTGCATCACCATTTGAATAACGAGCAACAATGTCAAATGCCGTTGCACCGTCACCGTGTGGATGTAGAGCTTGTGACCAGTCTGAGTAGTCTTGTGCTACAGGATCAAAGCCTTCTGCCATGCCTTTTTTCATTTTAGCCATTGCGGCTTGAGTCTTTTCGCCTGCATCAACATAATCATCAATGCCAACTTCTTGTCCTATGCTTCGGCGTTGGTCCAGGCCTGGTAACTTATCTTG